AAAATCTAGTCATTCTCTAATTCTTTCATCAACGTATTGTAGAAAATTCCGTCGGCATTCGTGGCACTCAATTGGTGAAAGCCCTCATGCAATTCATCAAACACAAATCTGAAATGTATGTTGGGATTATCTCGGGCATACCAATCAAAATAATGGCAGCGTTTTTGAGAATCCGTCATGGTCGTGCGAACTTTTTTATCGCCGTCGAACATGTTGGAAATGCTCTGAATACTGTTATACATGAAATCGAAGCCGAGTAAATACAGCCTGGTGTTTCCAGCCTTGATGGCTTCGGCCATAGCATTCATGCCGGCATTGGACCTGATGCTAGACGGACCATTATAGCCCTCTAATTCATATTGTTCATGTTCGGGCGGAAAGATACAGCGGTCTTCAGGAAAACCAGCTTCACGAATCATTTCCTTGCGATAGTCTTCAATCGAAACGGTGAAGTCTGGTATCTCAAAGTTTGGGTATTCCGTGAATAACAGATTGCATCCGTATACTGTGCCGTATGGTTTCAGGAAGCGGAGGTCAAAGCCTTCACGACTCCGCCCGTTGCCCACTATAAATGCTGTCGTCATTTTCTTCTAATTCCTCGACATAATCAAACAGTTCCTTTTTAGAGAACCTTTTCCGGGTGCCGGTTTCGCGGGGTAGCTTGTTGCTACCCCACTCGTCGTCGTATTCTTTTCGCTGTACTTTTGACATTAGTAGGTCAGTAGGCCGGGGAAGGCCTCCCTCACAGTAGCCTCGTTCAGGCCCTTGAGTTTACCGTTTGCCATCGCAATCATCATTTTGGCATCATCAGGATGAAGCATTTCAAGCGTATCCACCCACAATTTCTCACGACGATTCGGCGCTAGATTTGGTGCACCGCCCTCGACAAACACATAGAGTTTTCGAACTTGACCCCATAGATTTTCTTCGGCGTCATGTGGCTCGTTCACCACATAAGGTGGCTCACCATCTGGAAGCAACCACTTGATGTTTGGGTTAACCCAATAGGCACAGAACTCCCGAAATGTCGGGTTGTCGTTCTTGCGTAGAATCTCAATCTTCTTGGTATTGCTGCGGCACTTCTTTAAGTCAGCCGCAATTTCTGCTAGTAATGGTTTCATTGGAAGTCCCTTATGTCCTTCATTAAATGTTTCAATTTGTTGGTGATGAAATAACTGAACAGGTCACCCGTAGGCTTATGTTCGGTATTATATTGCTTCATCACTTGGTGTTTCACGTTGTCGGGTACAAGCGCAAGGTCAATAAGAGCCTCGTTTCGCTTCCAACCACGTAGCATTTTCTCGTCACAAAAATCTTCTGGCGCCTGATTAATCCATTTGCCAATCTTGACTTTGCCTAGAGTTTTCTTAACGCCACTATCTTCAACAAGGCAGTTATCGTCGGAAAGGAAGTTGGGTATGCCATCGCCCTTATCGCCTGCCATGATATGCTCCCTAAGATAGCGTTCCGGGTTTTTCTCTTTAACCCATTTCTTTTGAATAGGGGAGTATTGATCCACGTTGGAAAATTTCTGAAGTTGTACGAAATCCTTGTCAGAACTCAAGATCAGAATGGGCTCTCCGCCGCCGAATTCAATTCCGAATTCATAGCATAGAGTACCAATGCAGTCGTCAGCCTCGGCATGTTCAACTTGAATCATTTTCCAGGGGAAGTGGTTGCGAACTTCATCACGCACCTTATTGAGAATGCGGAACAGTTCCTGCCAATCAATGGTATCTTTGTCTTGGGTACCTTTACGACCAGCCTTGTAATAGGGGAACATTTCCTTGCGCCAGTAATGGCGATCGTCGGCACAGATAATCATTTCACCGTATTTGTCGCCGAACTTGCGTTTGTACGAGCGAAGCCCATTCAACACCATATGGCGTATCATGCCTTCATCAAGGGCGTTGTCACTCCCACCAAAACGCATTTGCATAAAAATATTCGAAATCATCACTTGGTTTATATCAACGAGAATCATTTTTCAGTCCTAGTAATAATAAATTGGCCATCCTTTGGGATTGGTCCATAAAACTTAATCGTGCCATCACCTGACGGAACATAATCGGGATCGGACTGGTATTTTTTACCGTCGAACCACACAGACAAAGAAAAGGGTTCAGTACCGAATCCCCATTCTGCAAAGTCTTGGGTCAAATGACTCTTGCTTCCCCAAAATTTAGAGGCCTTCGCGGGTAACGTCATCAACACAGGTACAGCCGCGATAGTCGCAAACAACCCTGTTAAAAAATTTCTGCGTTTCATCATATTACGATCATACACCAATTATTTCATTATGTCAAGTAAAATCTGGGTCTTCTTCTTCATTTTGTAAATATTCTTCGAATTCCTCATCAAAATAGTCTGGCAATTCTTCATCACCAAAGTATCCGGCTTGGTTTTCGTACATATCATCCATGAGGCTGTGAAGCGGGTGGTCTATATCGACATTGCGATACATCGCGCACCTTATCATTTCCATCACAATTGAAAAGTCCTCGCCGCATTTCTGGTCGAAGACATTGATACCAATCATAGCAAAACTGTTCATCAAAGCCCCGCCAATCTGGTCCACCGAAGCGTCCAGATAGCGTTGCTTATTCATTTGTAGGTCTTGCTTATCAGGTTCCGATAGCGCGTTCTCAATACTCTTGATGGCGTGTATCGGAAACTGTACCACATTGTCAGTCATACAAACACCTTTCATTGTGCTTGTATTTATATGTCCCCGCGGTACAATTCTTGATAAGCCTGTTTCCAGGCACGTTTTTCCTCGACCAGTTCATTACCAGCCCTCAGGAGGTCGTCACGTCGCCACCGAAGAAACTCGATTTCCTTCCGCAGTTCTTTATGGTATTGGTCAAATGCCCATGACATAACCGACATATACTGCCGTTGGTCTTTCAGAACATCATTCATCAGGAATCTCCGAAATGGCTTTCAGCAACTTGTCGCGGGCGGTGATTACCGCATCACGCGAATGTTTCCACTCTGTGGTTACCCCTGGCACTGTATTTCGTACAGCATCAACGATGGTATTGAAGTGCCTGGCTCCGCCAGATAACACCTCGACACAAGCGGCTAGTTCTCGCTTTTCACGTTTGTCCATCACCATTGCTCCTTCAATTGTTGTGCATCACCTGGGTCTAACCATAATGTCAGACTTTCGCCAGACTTGAAATGAACAACCGCAACGACGATATCCATTTCCTCATAAGTCTTTTTGTGTGGTGTCACCGTTACATCAGCCTTGAACCACAGCCAGACTCTCTGTCTTTCTGTGACTCTTTCTTGCTCGGTGAATACATCGGTATCCTTAGTCGCCTCGGCAAACGTCATGCTTTCGACTTCTTTGAGATCAATATCAGCCACATACTTTGGTACTTTTGTACCTATGTGGTATGCATCAAAAGAAAAAGCACCAGGGTATCCACCCCAATGATTGACGCGGGCTTGCTCATAAGCTACAACAGAATATTTCATTTTCCTTCCTTACATTTCTCGACATTTTGTGGGGCTGTGGTATATTCTTTTGGCATCTTCGACGCCGCCCAAATCGGAACAATAATAAGAGTGGTGAATACAACAGCCGCCACCGTTAATTTGAATCCAAGTGTATTCATCATTTTCTTTTCTTCACATTAATCCATCGCTTGACAAATTCCCAAAATGGGGTGGTACGGGCACAGGATGAGCATTGATAATTTTCATCCAATACAGTAACGTCCCAGCAAGTCATGCATGTTAGACGGTCGTCCATAATTTCTTTTTCAATCATTTTTCAACCCTCAAGATAATGGTATCCTTGTTGATACGCCCGTTAGGCTTACCAGGTTTGGTCGTCAAATCAGGAATCAACTTGCGCCGGACAATCTTGCCACCCGTAAGGGCTTTAGGCAGGACTTCATCCGGCTTACGAACAGCTTTGTGTTCGCTTTGCTTTTCATCCCAGTTTTTCAGTGTTGAACCTTTGACGGTCAGTCCACCACGGTCAAGTGCGACAAACTTTGAAATCGACTTGTACTTGGTGTTGAAAATCCAAAGTTCGGAAGCACCGATGATTTTTTCAGGATTGACAGAAACCAACTTGTAGTTCTTATCCTCAACCTGATACTTCAGATCTTTGACAAGAGAGCCAGTGGTCTTCACTTTGGCCTTCTTGGGTTTACGAGCGACTTTTGCAGATTTCACCATCATGTTGGCGTCGTCAACAAGATCCTGAATGAACTTAATATACCGCGTCAATTCTCGCGGCTTGATAAAACTGAAAGCCTCGTTCAAGTCGTCGTCTTTTTTGCCTTTGACTTCAACCAATTCGACAAGCAACGGCTCATAGAAAGCGGCAATCTTGCCAGCTTGCATGGCTTTGACTTGATTCTTTTGAAGGTAATCATAAGCCTTGAATTCCGACTTGTAACCATTTTCCACAAAGGCGTCAACTTCGACCTCGAGGCCAGCAATCAATTCTGAAACTTGTTCGCGGATACGCTCTTGAATGTTGGGCTTGTAAACCTTCGCCTCTTTTTTCTCGACCTTCTTTTTGGTCTTCACAGCGATTTTACCCTTTTCAACCAACTTCGCAGAAAGGTTTGAAATACGAGTCATGCTATGGGCATCAAGTTCAGCGCCGTTGTTGGCGATCCAGCATTGCTTACCGATAGCAAAAAATTCCCAATCGGGTAAAACTTTCAAAGCCGCTGTATCTGTTTTGTTGGGGTCAAGATATTTTATGACCTCCTTTTTCAAAACAGCTTTGTCGAGAATCACGCCTGCATAGTTCAATGCCCAATGATATGCGTTGGCATACTTGGGATTGTCTAAGGTCAATTCTGACCAATCAGGTGCTTTGTAGTTTCCGATATCAGACGCCTTGGTCCCACGGAATACTGCCTTCTTTTTCGCTTTTTTGGGTAATGCCATAATCTCTCTCCTAAAGAGTTGCTGTCAGATTGAATTCCGACATAAAATCTCCAGCGCCATAAGTGCTAAACATTTCGCCCTCACCGCCATGAACTTTAACGAACGCCCAAACTTCATCGGCCATTTCAGCCGTGACATAGGCATAAAAGCAACTTGATTCACAATCCGTTTCAACATTATCGCCGAACGTGTTTTGAACCAGTTCACCCAGTTCATAATTACAAACATCGCCAGCGGCACAGCCAGAAACCAACATCGTGTATTCTTTAGTCATTTGTTCTCTCTTTTGTTACAATTGATCTTACTATCTGATCATGCACTATTTCTGACCAAATGTCAACCCCTAATCGCAACAATTTTCGAAATTAAATTGCACAACCTGGTCGATAGAATTCTGCATAATTACAACTTGGGCTTCAAGGTCGTTTATTCTTACAACCGATACCCACAACACCACCGCCATGAAAGCCACCATCGCAGAGAAAATAACACCTTCAATTCTACTCATTTCAAATCTCCACAGTTGTATAATCGCGGAATTCACGGTCATTGGTATGTTCGCCAGGATATCCAGCGGGGTTACAAACGACTCGGGTATCACCAATCATATAGTCGAACGAATTATGAACGTGCCCATGAATCCACAGAGCAGGATTATGGTCCAGCATGATATCGGTCAGGTCAGAATAGAAAGCACCGTTCAGACCAGACTTGCTGAATTGCTCCGAGATCGAACCGTAGCAAGGTGCGTGGTGCGTTACGACAACATCACCGGGCTTTACAAAAGCATCCAGCCAAATCTTAGAAACATTCCAAATCCGCATGGCGTCTTCAGCCATGAAACGGTTGTCACCATCTGTAATCATTCGATGGTCGTTCATCACATTGTTGGCTTCGTTCATTTCCAGAGGGTTGCCACCGTTGTAGTCGGTCCACATGGTCGCGCCATGAAAAGTCACGCCTTCGATTTCCACCGACTCACGATTCAGAACGTGGACTCTTGGGTCCAGTGAATTGCGAATCATTGTTTCAGTGAATCCGATATCACCACCATAAAACTCATGGTTGCCCAGAACATAAACGATATGTTCATGTGGCAGTTGGTTGATCCAGGTGACTTCATCACCCATAGTAATGTCGCCAGCAAGCACTAGAACGTCACCTTCGACAGGCGGCACTGGTCTGGTGTAGTTCGTAAACTCGATATGTAGATCACTTAAATATTGGATTTTCACGTTACATTGCTTTCAGTTTTGCAGCCACATAATCGACAGCATGAATGCCATAAATCTTTCGCACTTGATGTAGAATCAGGGACCAGACGTAACCTTGATCTATAAGGCCCTCAACATATTCGTCAATGCCCATTTGCCAATCGCTAACTTTACTCATAGACCCATTCCTACTTCATCAGTTTCAACAGGGTGACAGGCAGTTTGAACGCCCGAAACATCCAGGGCAGCCATTACAGCTTGGCGAGCATTATCAGCAACCACGTTCACAGCTTGGGAAACAATGCCAACGCTGTTGTTACATCGCTCCATACCAGCTTGCCAAGTTACTCGCACATTCCAAAATCTCATTCTGCGACCTCCGTCACTCGACCAGCCCATTCACCGAAATAAACATGAAGGGGAACATAAACGCTTTCACGCGGGTTTTCAGGATAACAAGTATCTTCTGTTACCGTGATTGTATAGGTGCCACCAGACAGGTCAGTGATTATACCTTCAACGTATAATTCACCAATTTCCTCGCGGGGTTGAAAATCATAGGCGCGAATCTTAGAACCCAGTGCAAACATATTTTCTAACATAATCTCTCTTTTCTCTGTTAGTTGATCTTACTATTTGATCATGCACTATTTCTGACCAAATGTCAACCCCTAATCGTGATTTTTACCAAACTTTTTATGCATTTTCCGGGCTGCATCAGCCGTTTGCATCAGTGGTGCAATCACCAATAGATATTCCTGGGCTTCTTTCTCGTCCCAGGCTGCCATTTCGGTATTATATTGCCACATAAGAGCCTTCTCCATTTCATCAAAGAAGTCGGCCATAACGTCGAAGCGCAGTCTGGCGACCATTGTCGCCATGTCAGCCATGGATACGTCTATTGCGGTTTCGCCGTCTTGCAATTGTAGTTCGGGTGTTTCACTTGTCTTGGTTGTCATTGTCGATTCCTTTAGTTTTCCAGTATTCTTTTATGTCTTTTTTGTTTTTCGGGCTGAGGTTCATATCCCACATATCCTCGGC